AAAGAGCGTTTGTATTTTTATTAAGCATACTTAACCGATTCCAAAACCAAAATACCAGATTGCGAAACAAAAAATGGTCTAAGTAGCTATTCTTCAAAAAAGTATTATACTAATGAGTGTACAGACAGTTAACAAATTAGATACCAATCTCCTGGAGTCTTTTTACAGAACCAGCAAAAAGACAATTCAGGAGTACGTAGCAGAGATTGAACGTCACTGCCGCTTCAAATCGTCGTATCGTCATCTGAATAATGGCACTATACTGGATGATAGAGGTCGATTGATTGACCTTTATGATGCTTGTATGGAGCAAGACGCTCATTTACGAGGAGTTATGGAGACACTGTACTCACAGATTCTCGGTGAACGTTATATGCTGGCTCGCCAGAGTGATAAGGGACGCTATATAATAGATGTGGAACAAACTAAGAAAATTCAAGGCACCCAGTTCATCAAAATCATTCGTGGCATTGTTGAATCTAAGATGTATGGATACACTGGCTTGGAGATTCTTCCAGATATAGACGATCGCACAGGTAAGTTAAAGACTGTAAATCTTATTGAGCGTCGAAACATACTTGCTGACCAGCGTCGTATTGTGCGCCGTCAGGGAATATGGGAGAATGGCTGGAACTTTGATGACCCACAATACTCAGATTATTATGTACTCATCAATGATGGCACATTAGGTCTGTTCTCAGCTACCACCCCAAGCATTCTTGCTAAGAAGTTTACGATGGCTAACTACGTGAACTTTTCTCATACCTACGGTCAACCTATAATTCACGGTAAGACTGGTGCTGACAGCGACCCTGACCGTAAACGTCTTGCTAATGAAATCGCCAGCGCAGCTCAAAATAAGGTGCTGGTGACTGGCTTAGATGATGAAATCGACATTAAGGCATTTACAATGTCGAACTCAGAACATATCTTCACTGGTTTGATAGCTCTTGTTGATAAAGATGTCTCAAATCTGTTGCTTGGTTCAGAGTCAATGGCTGGTGCTACCCAGTCTTATGTAGGTTCTACCAAAGCTCACGAAAATATTTTCCGTGACCGTGTAGAGATGTATCGTGACTATATTGAGCTGGTGATGAATGAAGCTATTATTCCTCGCTTAGTGAAAATGGGCTACATTGAAGATGGTTTGGAGTTCAAGTACTCTAAGCGCATTGAAATGTCTGATGAAAACCGTATTCGTCTCTTCCAGAATATTTGCGAGCAGTGGGAAATTGAACCCGATGTTATTGAAAGCGAATTTGGAATTAAAGTGAAAAAACAGCTAAACATTATGGGTGCCCCTGTTGGTGGAGGTGAAGATGGAAATGGTTTTACCGAAGGTGCCGTACGCCACATGACTGATGAAGAGTACCTGCGTAGATACGGCCATCCTCGTGGAGTGACAAATTTTTTGAAGGAGAGGAGAATGTAAGTGCGTCTCTTCTCTCCCAAATACAAGCACTCCGTAAGCCTGTTGCTGATGATGATAGGAAGAAAAAAGAGTATGAGAAGCTATTGTTGTTGTTTCATGATTTAATTCAGAGCATAAAGGACGAAAATGGCGAATGGGACAGCTTACAGTCACTTATTGAAGAACGTGCTGATATTGCTATTCGATACGCATTTGATGGTTATGGTATTAGCTATGATGATGCGCTGGAGATGCTCAAGAATGCTGATGATTTAACAGATGAACAGCGTGTTGACCGTGATATTCTCGTAGCTGCTGTTGATAACATCATAGATTTCTCTACTGCTGAAGAATACCAAATGGCACGAGAAATACCAGACTTTGATGATATTTTCGACCCTGAATTAAGCGACTGGGATGGTGAAGGTAATATTGATGAATACCTTGAATCGTTATTTATCACCTACAACCAGCGATATGCAAGTGTTGAGAATATGGATATTGAATATGCCTTGATTGTAGCTGCTTACCTTGCACACATAGCTTCTGAAACTATTCTCACATACATGACACAGGGCGATGAGCGTGTGAGACCTTGGCACTTACAGTACGAAGGGTTCAGAGCACCACGCTCGCACTTCCCATCATGGTTAATTCCTCCAATTGAACATCAGTGTAGATGTTTTTTAGTAGAAGATTCTACCAATGTAATGGGTAAAGTACAGGCTAAGTGGGAAGGCTCTGGAATACCAGAGATGCCTGAGTGGTTTAATCGCACATTCAAAGAAAGTGTGGCTAACGGTGGTCGTATTTTCTCAGATGAACACCCATATTTCCAAGTTGATACACAGCACTACGATAAGCTGTCAGAGATTGCATCGAATATAAAGAAAAAGTATTTGAGTAATGGCTAACATACCTATTGAAGCTGGAGGTGGTGGAATATCAATCACACCACGCCAGCTCATCACTCAGTGGCAACACAAACCCCATATGTTTCAGGTGAATGTGTGGAATTTTGAAGTGAAAGCTGGTAAGGCTGCGCAAGATATTTTCAGAAAGTCATTTGATATGAAGCGATTTAATGACGATAATAGTACTGCTTGGAACCCACGTTCACTAAGCACACGTGGTAGTCATCCATTAATGGTACAAACTTCATCATTAAAAAACTCTATCAAGTGGAAACACATGGATCAACGTGGATCTGGAGATGGTGGTGTGACGATTTATACCGACCCTAATGGTTTTGCAAATACCGCAAGGCATCGTGGGTTTTGTTATGCAGAAATTCACAACTCCCCAAATAGCAGTGTGCGTAGAGGACGTATAAGGAATATGCCACAACGCCAATTCATGGGTGATTCCAGTGTATTGGATGACGAGTTAGATAAACTATCAGCAATGATTTTCAAAGGATTCCCATTGTAATGATTGTAGAAAAAAAGAATAAGAAAGTAGAAGAGTCTCAACAGTCACAACCTACGACTAAAGAGCGTGAACGTACCCCGATTGAAGTTGCAGTAGAGTCTAATCCTATGACAGACGCTTATCATGCTGTCAAGAAAATTTTGCTTTCCATCAAGGAAGACCCAAGCGACCCCGATAGCCCACCATATTTTAAGACTATCAAATTAGACAACGGTCAGTTGGCTCGTATTAAAGGCTCAAAATTGAATGAAGAGTATGGTATCGCCTTCCCTGCTGTGTTTATTCATTATATCAACATTTACAATAATGTTGGTACATCGAGTATCGCAGAATCTAAGGGTACTATGCGTATTCATTATGTGCTAAACCGATTGAATAACAGTGATGATGATACCGAAACGGAAGGTTTTGATATTTACAAGAAGATTGTTTCCGCAATTGAACGCAAGAAAGGCAATTTCCCACCATTGGTATCACACTTCCAGTTATCATACTGGGATCAGCCATTATCTTTTGACGACGGCTTACAACCTTATTGGATTGATTATCAGATTTGGTTCAGAGACTATAGTGCATACGCATATAAGGATTATACAGATGTTTATTTAACAGAACCCCCATTCACTCAGCCAAGTGACCAAAATGAGATTGCAAATCCTGAACGAATACCGAATTGGCAAGGCCCATATTTTGAGGACGTAGCCCGTTTTGAGAAATTCGATTAGCGGCTTAACCTTTTTTTAAATAAGTTAAACTATTCTTTCACAAACAAATATAGCAATGGATATTAACAATCTTAAACATGTTGTTGGTCAAGTCAAACAAGACGAACCAGCAATTATTCGCTTCTTTGGTGGAGTGGACTTTTCGTCGGTAGAGAGCTTCAAAGAGGAGTTCTTGTTTCTGCAAGACTATGTGAAGCCTTCCAAGATTATTGTTATGATTAACTCTGAAGGTGGTAGCGTGATATATGGCATGAACATTTTCTCTATCATCCAGGCGTGCCCTATCGAGACTGATTGTGTTGTTGAGGGAATCGCTGCCAGCATGGGTAGTGTTATTTGGGCTGCTGGAGATAATTTATTTATGCACGACTACTCGTTGCTGATGATTCACAACCCTTTCTCTTGTAATTGTAAAGAGAATATGGATGACAATACTAAGCAGATGATAGACGCTTTCAAACACCAACTTGCCACCATTTACCGTAAGCGTTTTGGGATGACCAAAGAGCAGGTAGAGAACATTATGAATGGTGAAGGCGATGCAGATGGCACCTTTTTTACCGCTCAAAGTGCTGTTGAAGCTGGATTCATCGACAAGGACCATGTGTTGAAAACATCTAAGGTAGTCCGTGATAAGGTAAAGAGTCAGATTGATGGTGTGGAAAACAAGGTAGACTTGCGAAACATTATGTCTGGCATTTGCGCTGAGCTGGATGAAAATAAACTTGCAAAAGTAGTATCAGCTATTCATAAACAAAATGATATAACAATTATTAATCAACCAAAAGTAAAGGAAATGAACGAAAATGAGACTTTCGGTGCGATTTCCGCACTACTTGGACTTTCTACCGATGTTCAGATGCCAGGCATTTCAGCCCGTATCAGTGAGCTGGTGAAAGCTGAAGGTGAGATGAAGGCAATTCAGTCTAAATACACCGAGCTTGAAATACAGTTTAAGGGTAAGGAGGCAGAGATTGCTAATCTGAGTACCGAATTAGATAGTGTGAAAGCAGAGCTGAAAGAGTATCAAGACGCTGAACATAAAGCGTTTGAAGCTAAGATTGAAGCTACAATCAACGCAGCTATCAATGCTGGTAAAATTGAAAACAGTGCTAAAGAAGCCTGGGTGAAGATGGCTAATGCCGACTTTGCTACTGTAGAAGCTACCCTTGCATCTATCCCTGCTCGTGAGAACATTGGTTCCGCTATTGCAAATGACCCTGAGAATGTCAGTAAGACTGAAGAAGCTCTAAAGGACGCTGAGGCAAAAATGCAAGAGAAAGTGGCTGAGGTGCTCGGAAAGAAAGTTGAATTTGAGAAATTCTAAAAACAAATACCGATAAATGGCAACAATTAATTTTGCAGCTAACGGTTACAGTGGTGAGGTTCTTGAGGACCTACTCGTGTACACCGTGCATGGTAATGACACCTACGAACAGGGTCTTATCCACATCAAACCTGGTGTTCAGAAGAAACTCACTCTTCCTCACATCCAGTTAGGTCAAATTATTCAAGACAACAAACCTACTCCTACTGCCCCTACAGCTTCTACTGGTATCAGTAGCGACAGTTCTGGCGAGTACTCTAACAGTGAACGTTACTTGGAACCTCAAGACTTCATGGTATATTTGGAGTTCAATCCTCGTGACTTTGAAGAGTACTGGCGCCCATTCCAACCAGAAGGTCCACTTGTATTCCGTGAGTTAGCTCCTGAAGTACAAAGCACTATGCTTCGTCTTCTCATCGACCGTAAAGATCAGTACATCAACGACTGTATCTGGAGTGGTAAGAAGGGCGGCGTAAGTTCTACTATTACTAAGCCTACTAACGCAACAGACCTTGGTGGTGCTTCTGCCGCAGGTCCTATGAAGTACTTTGATGGTGCGCTTGCTCGTGTTCTTGCGAACACTGCTACCGCTGCTTCTGCAAACGAAAAGGCTTCAGGTCAAGTAGTAATTGCTGGTAACACTGAACTTACTACTGGAGAACAAGTTGAAAAAGCACTCTATGCTATGTGGTTGAAGTGTCCTAAGGGTGTACGTAAGAGCCGTGACCTTAAGTTCGTTATGAACTGGGAACAATGGGATCTTTACGATCAATACATATCAAGCAAGGATTTCAAATACACAGAGAACGCTGACGTTAACAAGCGTCGTTTCAAGGGTAAAGAAATCGTGATCATCGATGGTGTGCCTGAAAGCACAATCTTCCTCGGTAAGTTCACTAAGGGTGTAGACTCTTGCTTGTGGATGGCTGTTGACTACGCTACAGACGAAGACAGCATTAAGATAGAGAGACTTCAGGCTAATTCTGAACTCTACTTCTTCCAAATGCGCATGAAGATGGACGTTAACATCGTTCGCCCTGGCGAGATAGTTGTTTGGTCTGCTTACAAGAACGCCTAAGTGAGTGTACAATTAATTAAACAATAACCTGGGGAGTGGGGCCGAGACTCCGCTCCCCTTTTTTTTTATATATTAAATCAATATGGCTCGAATTAAGAACGAAGAAGAAAACAAAGTCAATGGAGTTCCCGAAGTAGTAACTGGAGAAACACAAATTGAAAACCCAGAAACAACTGAGAACCCAGAAACAGTTGAAAACCCAGAAACAGGGGGTGAGGTAGAAAAAACAGAGACAGGGGCTGTTGAGCCTACGGATGCTGGCATCCTAAAAACTCTCAAATGCTTTCCTGAGCTTGACGAAGCATATGTTGACGCTGTCGGAAGTGTGTTCACTAAGGACACTCCAGTCGATTTGGTTGGCAGAGCCGTTCTCTACAAGAATCCGTACTTTAACAAATAAATTCCAATACAATGGCATTAGGAAATGTATTTATGACAGACACAGACGGTAATATTGGTGGACACACACCTACCAGTACCGAAAAGTTCTGTGGCCTACTCTTCGATATTTCTGGCCAACCTGATTTCTGGACTAAAGGACAGGGACAGGCAGCCGCTGATCATCTGAAGAACACCGTAGTTGAGTTGAACTCATACAAAGACGCTGCTAAGGTCGGCATCGTACCTTACACTGGTACTGCTGATAGTAGTGGTGTTTCAACTGACTTACTTGGTGGTATTCCTGATTTCCATATCAAGCAATTCTTCTCTAAGTCTGGTGGCACAGGTCGCTTATTTGTGGCCTTTGCTGACTGTAGTAAAGATTGGAACGCTGTACTTGATATGCAACGTGCTTCAGGTGGTATCATCAATCAGTTTGGTGTATGGACTGAGCAACCTTTGTGGAAAAACATGGACACTTCTGCTCAAACCTATTCTATTAACCTTGTTGGAGACTTGAACTCAGTATTTAGCCAAATGGCTAACGACTATTTCGCTCCTGCAAGTTTGCTTCTTTCTGCTAACAGCAGTAAAGTAAAGACCGCTTCAGGTGATGAAAACAAGGTTGTATTCAGTAAGATTCCAAGCTGTATCGTTGGTGCTCGTTATGTGACAGTACTTCTTGGTCAGTCTATGGACACTACTGTAAAGGCTATGCAAGCATCTCTTAAGAGCACTACTCCTGTTGGTACTGTTGGTCTTTTGCTTGGTTGCCTCTCTACAGCTTCTGTAGGTGAGAGCTTTGCATGGGTACAAAAGTTCGATCTTGCCAGCCATGTTGCAGGTATCGAGATGGGATTCGGTGACTCAACTATCGAGAACAACATGTTAAAGAACACAACTGCTTACACCGCTTTGACTAAGGCACAAGCCGATGAGTTGAGCGATAAAGGTTATGTGTTCTTGCGTACTTACGAAGGTTTGGAAGGTCATGTATATTATACTAAGGACCGCACTTGTTCTGATGGCGACTACTGCACTGTTGCACGTAACCGTACCATCAACAAGAGTCGTCGTATCACTCGTGCTGCTCTCCTACCTTATGTTAACTCTCCAGTGAAAGTCGACCCTGCTAAGGGACAACTCTCTGCTGGTCAAATTACTGAGTACACTAACCTTATCACTTATGGCCTTAAAGCTATGGAGACTGCTGGTGAGATTAGCGGCGTAGGAACTATCACAGTACCTGCTACCCAAAATGTACTCCGCAACAAGAAACTATTGTTCTCTTACACACTTGTTCCTCTTGGTTGCGCAGAGTCAATCGAGGTAACCGAAGGACTTGTTGTATCACGTTAAAAATTATAAGTAATGGCAACAATCAATAACGTAGCTTATTCTTGGTCTATGATTCAGTTGACTTCAAGTAGTCTTACTGGAACTTCTGACCCAAACCCTCATGTTCTTGTGGGCGTAAGTGCTATTGAATGGAACACAAAGCAAAACATCCAGACTAACTACGGTCTTGGTGGTAAAGGTGTAAACCGTGGTTTTGGTAACATCGAGCACTCTGCGAAGATTACGATGGACTACAATACCCAGCTTCAGTTGAGAGGCGGTTTGTCAAGTCTTCGTGCAATTGGTGAGTTTGACTTGGTTATTTCTTACGCAAACCCTGTTGGTGAGAATATCAGCCTGACAGACCTGACTACTGAAACCGTAACCCTAAAGGGCTGTGTGTTTAGTGAGGATGGTATGGATGCTAAGCAGGATGACACCAACCTAACCAAAGAGTTTGAATTGAATCCGTTTGACATTATCATCAATACGGTGTAGACTATCAAAAGGAT